GCATTACCTGAATATCCAAGTGCTAACTTGAATGGTGATAATGCTTCTTCGCCTGCTGTAGCGTCATCGAACGTGTCCGAATAACGTACTCTTAATGTGTGGATTTGACCCACTGGTCCTGTCATAGGTTGAACGCCAACGATTTCGTTAGCGATAACTGTAGGCATAACCCTTCTGATTACCGGTAGGATAACTCTGTTTAATGTAGCAACGTTACCTGCTGAAGTAGCACCTGCTGTTGCTGTCTCTGCCAAATACCTTTTAGTATTTTCCAAAGTAGCATTCATCACAGATTTCTTCGTGCCTGTTAGGCCTTCAAGTAATGCGCTCTTAGTTTCCTGCCATCTACTTTCTAATAGTTCTGACATTATTTTCTCCTTATTTTAATCCTGCAAGTCTTCTAATATCTACGACATTATCTGTTGCAGAATTACTTGCGCCATTTCTAACGTTAGATTCTTCTTTGTTGCCTGTTACTTCAGTTGCCTCGGTGAGCGTTGCCTTCTTCTTTTCTGGAGTATTACCATCAATTACGGAAGGTAGATACTTGTCAAACTGCTTTTGAATATTTTCAGTTTGTACAGACTCCAGTAAGTCCATCATAATCTCTTTCTGATCTTTGCTCAATGGAGCAGTTAGTTCAGAAATGATATCTTTTCTTTTTGCAGAATCAATAGCAGTTTTAATTTCTGCGTCTTTTGATTCAACTAATTTCGCTTTTTCTTCTGCGACTTTCTTAGTCTCTGCAAGTTGCTTGTCTTTTAACTCAACTACTTTTAACAATTTAGCAGTTTCAGACTTCTCATTTAAGTAAGAATGCTGATATTCATCTGCGAATGTTTCGAATAGTTTACGTCCAAAGTCATTTTTACGTGCCGCATCAATATCTTCTTTAAGAGATGTAATCTCTTTTGTAAGAGTTTTTGCAACAGTGTTTTCTACAACTTTTGCGCCTTTCTTAATGAAAGACTCTTTAACAGTGTCAAAGTGTTTTTTCGCTTCACGGATTAGTCGAACTTTTGTTTCTGCAAGATCTTTTTTATCTTCGTGGAACTCTGCGATTTCTTTAGCCAAAGCCTCTACTACAAATTCCTCAAGTTTGCCAAATTTTTCTGACATTACTTTTTGGTCTTCGTGTAGTTCAGAAACTTCCTTGCCGAGTTGCTGTACAACAAAGTTCTTAAGTAGATCTGCGTTTTCACGCATTGCTACATGGTACTTTGCTCTTGCCTCTGCAAGTTTGGAACGATCATCTGCAAATTCCTTGATCTCCTCGGATAATTTGTCCTCAAGCATTTTTTCCACGGCTTCAATCATTACTGATTTGTCATGTTCATACTTTTGTGCAAACTCTTCGCGAAGTTCGGCTGTTACTTGCATACGATTTTCATTTATTTTGTTGTTCCATGCTTCTTCGATGTCGGCTTTGATTTCTTCCGAAATTGCATTATTCTCAAAGAGTGATTTCAGTGCTTCCAACATCTTGTTCTCCTTATTTCAACCCTTGTATAATTTTAACAAGTGATTCCTTTAGATATTTTTGTGCCTTTGCATCGCCTAATACTTCGCGAGCCGCATTAAATGCCTGCATTCCGCCTCGGGTGTTCATCAAATGCTCGTAAATTGGTGTTGGATATGCACCAGGAGCAGATGGTTGAGCAACAATATCAACTGTGATAATTTCGAAATCACTCACATTGTTGTCTTCGTTTACGTTTCCACTACCACGTGATGAGACACCAAGTTTAACTCCGCTTTCCAGCATTGTTTTAACAAGTTGTCCCATCGGTGTTGGTAATATCTTCATCTTGCCATAACCGTTAGGTCCATCCATCCACATTTCTTTAATCATGTGGGACACACGGTCAAGGTTAATGTTGAGTCCTTCTGGGTGATCTACTTCTCCGAGAACTGAATATCCTCCGGTGATTTGATCGTTGAGAGTGTTGACAGCCCTACTGATCTCACTTACAGGGTACACACGCTGGTTAGCATTACGTACACCTCCTTGGATACAAATACCTTTTAAATGAAGGTCTTTGCCGTCTTCAGTAGATTCCAGAACGATCTGCGCCTGGTCGTATGTCAAGTTCTCTCGTAAGTTAATCACTTAATAATCCTCAACAATTATGAGCCGATAACTGAATCAGTATCAGCGCCTTTTTCGGCTTTATCAGCCGCTTTAGCGTTTGACATTGACTTAGATGCTTTACCGCCCGGTACGTTCACGTTTCCATGATCTTCTACTTTAGGAGAAGGTGCTTTACCACCTTTTTCTTCTGCAGAACCTTTTGCGATATTAGCAGTTGTGCCGCCCATGTCGTTTTTGCCAGCAACTGGAGATTTTGCTTTGTTATCTTCGCCTTTTGGAGAAGCAACTTTTTCAACATACTCTCTCATTTGCTCTGCTTGTGACTTTTTACCTTCAAATGCAGGTACTTCGTCTACGCTAAGTTCGGAAGCAGGCTCAAATGCCTCGTCTTCCTTCTCTTCGTCACCCATGTCATCCATTGGTGCTTCTGAGTCTTCTTCACCTTCGTCGCCTTCTTCACCTTTGTCGCCCATCATTTTTTCAAATTCGGCTTTAAGGTCGTCTAATGCGTCTTCAAGGTCTACAACACGATCTTCGATTTCTTCGTCGCCTTCGTCATCTTCCATTGAAAGACCTTCTTCGTCGGCTTCGATATCGTCAATCATATCGTCGGCTGCATCGCCACCTAGTTCTGCTTCGTCAAAGTCTGATTCTTCAACTGCTTCATCTTCTTCAACAGTTTCGTCTTCTTCAACTTCTTCAACTGCTTCTTCTACTTCTGCAGTTTCTTCGAC